ATTGGCTTATGTCGGCAGCAGTTATTGAACTTATTTCGCATTCCGACGATCCGAAAAAGACAATTCAGGACCTGACTAGAATTCCGGTTTCAAAGATCAAGAATTTGATGTCAGGCCGCGTGCTAGTGGCTATTTACATAGCGCCTGATCGTTCGCCTGGTGGAATCATTATTCCGCAAGCGAGCAAGAAAGAGGATGTCTATCAGGGAGTTGTCGGTCTTGTTCTTAAGAAGGGAGCGCTTGCCTTCAAGGACGATGAAAGAAACCAGTTTCATGGTCAGGATGTAACTGTCGGCGATTGGGTCACATTCCGTCCAGGCGATGCTAAGCGCATCCAAATCAAGGGCGTTGAATGTCGCATCGTTGAAGACACGATGATCGACATGGTGATCGACGATCCGACAATCGTTACCCACAGCAAGTGAGGTTTTGCCAATGGCTAAATTGAAGGCGCTGAAAGACCCGAAAGAGCTTTCCGCTATTCCACTCGATGAGCCGGTAATGGTGGAGCTTGAACCGCCAGCGACTGGCATTGAACGCGATGAAGGACAAGATACGTCCAAGTCGCAAGAGACGGAAAGCGATGGCGTCCGTACGCTCAAGGAACAACTAGACGCGGCCAAGGCTGCGACGGTTCTTGCCGAGGCAAGAGCGACGCAAGAGCGCAAGGATCGCGAGGAAGCACAGCGGGTTGCGGAACAACGCACCAAGGAAGTTCTAGAGGCCCGTAGCCAAACGGCGGACAGTGAGGCCGAGCTTATTAACGGTTCGCTTGCAGCGGCCCAGGCTGAGCGCGATGCTGCTAAGATCGCGTACAAGTCGGCCTTTGAGGCTGGCGACCCTGACAAGATGGCTGATGCGCAGTCCAGAATGGGCAGGGCAGAGGCAAAGATTGTCAATTTCGAAGGCGCGGCGGCAGAATTGGCCTCTCGGAAAGAGGCCGAAAGCAAGCGCGCCCCGGAACAGCAACAGCGTCAATACACGCCTGAGCAGCTTATCGACGCCAACCCCAACTTGATGGGTGTCGAACGTGATTGGCTTAAGGCGCACATGGATGCCTTCACTGATCCGGCGCGGAACAACGAACTGTCAGTTGGATATCAGCGGGCATTGAAGGCCAAGCTGACGCGCGGCACGCCGGAATATTTCAAATTCCTGGAAGAGTTTATGGGCTATTCGCAGGCCGAACAAGTCAATATCGAAGATGAAGGAGATGTGATTGTGTCCGCACCTGTGACGCGCGAAAACCGTTCAAATTCCACCGGCCAAGCCAATACCGGGAATAAGATAACGCTGACGCCTGAGCAGCGAGAACTGGCCCGCACGATGGGAATTGGCGACATTGAATATGCAAGACAGGTTCAGGCGCTGGCCAGAGACAAGAAGGCCAATCCGGATAAATACGGGATGCGCGGATAAGCAATGAAAAAAGCGGAATGGGTAGGAAGCCCATTTGGGTCTACTACATTACCGATATCATGGATGGAGGATGCAATATGACTGAACAGACAGGAACAGCTATTCCCAAGAAACGTGGCCGTCCGCCGCGCATTCGCGAAGCCGAGGTTCGCACTGAGCCGGTTCGTGAGGCCATGCGCGAAACTGCCAGGGTTCGCACCCGTAAAGGGAGCGGGACAGATCAACTTCATATCCCCCGTGAAATGATTCCGGAGGATGTCGATCTTCAATGGGTCCCAGATAGTATTCTGGGGCAACCTGCTATTCAGCAGCGCATGTCGTTTGAGGTCAATGGATGGAGGCCGGTAACCGGCGATATGTGGGATGGCCGGTTTGACGGCATGTTCATGCCCAAGGGTCACAAAGGCGAAATCAATGTTGGCGGGCTTGTCCTAATGGAACGCCCGCTTGAATTGACGCTGGAAGCTCGCGCCGAGGAAAACAAATCAGCCCGCGATGCTGTCAGGGCCGAGGAAGCCAAGCTGCGCGGCGGCAATATCGACGGTGTTGCGTTTGATACCAATCACCCGACAGCCCGGGCCAAGACCTTCATTAACAAGGAACGGCTGCCGTCCATGCCGATTCCACAGTAGCTGAAATTCAGTGGCAAAACCTTGGGGTTTGCCGGAATGGGTCCGGCAGGCGATTGTTGATGCCTACCGGGACGATGAAAAACTAGAAGCCATTGGGGCTGAGTTTGGCGTGACCAAGGCTTATACGTGCATTCTAGCGAGACGGCGCGGGCTTCCGCCCCGCCAAAGAAAAGGTAAACACTCTCCGCAACCCGTGTTAGCTACAGTCAATCAAGGGCGCTAACGCGCGTCCGTTTTTTCCATCACGCGCCGTGATGGTCCGGCCGAACAACCGCGAGGATCGCGGGAAGATCGGCAGATCAGGGACCATCTATGGCAAACTCAAATTCTCCGAATGGATTTCAGCAGTTCGGCAAGATGGAAGGCGCAAGCCCGACCGTCGGTCTGACCACTCGACTCGTAACCTCATCCAGCGCAATTGGATTTGGCGACCCCGTTGTGTCGCTGGCCACCGGCTACATCGACATCGTAACGCCGGGCACCACGCAGATCGCGGGTTTGTTCTTCGGTTGCGAATACTACAACACGGCGATTGGTCGCAAGGTCTGGTCGCCGAACTGGCCCGGCTCGGCCAGCGCGACCGGAGCTGGTACGGCCTATCTCGACACCGACCCGAATTCGATGTTCGTGGTCCAGTCGCTTAACACGGCCATCGTGTTTGCCGATATCGACGCCAACGTTCAGGTCGCTATCGGAACGCCGAATTCTGTCACCGGGTTTTCAACCTCGACGGCTGACCAGTCAACCCTCGATACGACGAACACCCTTCCGTTCCGCATTGTGGGGCTTCTTTCGGATTACATCCCAACAGGGAGCGTCAACGGCACGGACAACACGACCGCTTACAACCGCGTCATCGTTAGACCGAACTACAGCGACCGCACGTCGCTTGTAGGCATCGCGTCGTAAGCGGAGGAGATTGAACCATGCCCGTTTCTCTTGCTCAGATTCGCGATCTCCTCCTCCCCGGCCTTTGGGCCGTCACCGGAGAATATCCGCAACTCCCGCGCGTCTGGAATAAGGTGTTTCAGACCCGCAAATCCAACATGGCGCAGGAACGCTCTGTTTCGATGCGTTACCTGCCTATCGCGATGCTCAAGCAGGAAGGTGCGCCGACCACATTCGATAACCAATCCGGTGAGCGGTACACCTACGCTCAGGAGCACAACGAGATTTCGCTGGGCTTCGCCATCACCCGCAAGGCCATCGATGACAACTTGTACAAGACGGAATTTGGGCCTTCCGCGATGGGTTTGCGCAATGCATTCCTTCGCGCCGAGGAAATCTACGCGGCTGACGTGCTTAACACCGCCTCGACGTACAATACGGCGGTTGGTGGTGACGGCAAGTCCTTGGCGGCGACCGACCATCCAGTGGATGGCGGCACGGTGTCCAACCTCGCATCGCCTGCGGTCAGCCTGAACGAGACTTCGCTGCTCAATGCTCAGGTGGCGATCAATGCGAACTGGCGCGACAACGCCAACCAGCGCATGAACGCCAAGCCGCGCAGACTGGTTATTCCGCCGAGCCTTGAGCCGACTGCGGTTAGGTTGCTCAAGACTGAGCTTCGCCCCGGAACGGCGAACAACGATGTCAACGCGATCTTGTCGGTGCAGGGCGGCGTTCCGGACGGTTATCTGGTCTGGAACTACCTGACCAGTTCTTTCGCTTGGTTCCTGCTCACTGACCAGCCCGGCCTCGTGCACATGGATCGTATTCCATACGAGACGGATATGTCGGTTGAGTTCACCACGGATAATTTGCTGGTCAAGGGATACCAGCGCAACTCGTACAATTACAACGATTGGCGATGTTCCCAATTCTCGTTTCCGACCAGCTAAGGGGGAAGAAGGTGGTGCTTGTCATTCACGACCAAGACGCGGCGTCTGCGCCCCCGGTTGCGTGTGTCGGGGGCTGTGGCCGTCCTGTTATGGCTCGTGGCATGTGTTTGATGCACTACAAGCGTTTCCAGAAGTACGGAAACGTCGATCTGATCGGTTCTCCGTACGGACACCGACCGGTCGCGATTCGCGCCTCTCGCCGTCGTCAAGCGAAATGGGAGAGGTTGAAGAAACGCTTTCCTGATGCTTCTTGGTCGGGATGCGCAGAATTTATAGCGGATGTCGGAGAGCACACCGACCGAGGGTTTGCTCTTTATCAGAAGGACCGCACGCGACCTATTGGTCCAGAGAATTGGGAGTTGTTGCCAAACAAAAAAATAGCAAAGTTCGACTATTCATCTAGGGACGGCAGAGTGGAGTATTTGCGATCTCTGGCTAAGGCTGATCATAACAGGAATCGTCGCCTTAACTTGAAGAAGTCTTATGGCCTTACAATTGAAGGCTACCAAGAAATGCTCGATCGTCAGGGTGGCAAGTG